GGGAATGGACCGAGGCTTGGGATTGCCGCTGTGATACCTGTTGCGAAACCCTCGACCGGCTCGAAGCCGAAGCCCTCATCCTCGACCAAAAGGAAGGAGCACAACCATGACCGTCCGATTCGACGCAACCAAGGAAGATTATGCGCTCATCGAAGAAATCGCAAACCGCGCCATCAAGGCGGCGATCAGCGGCGGGTGGGTCTACGAGGGAAGCAATGCCCGGATGGATCTGACGGCTTGCCATTGCAACGGGAATCCCCTGCGGCTGCTCGACCTTCTCAACGCCGATGATTTCAACTTCTCCCATGATGTTTTCGGGATCCAAAGGAACCTCGACCGGAAAACGGGAAAACTCCTGAATCACTTCTCGCCCCGCTACTCCAAGAAAGGACTGAACCCATGAGCCGGATCCGCTGGCAGATGGTACGCGAGGACGGCCCCGTGCCGGATCCGTTCCGGGACGCCGGGGATGTGGCGAAGTACCTCGTCCGGCAAGGGTACGCCGACCGGGACCGGGAAGCGTTCATCGTGCTGCTGCTCGACGTAAAACATCGCGTGATTGCCGAGGAAGTAATCAGCATCGGGATCCTCGACGGCTCCCTCATCCACCCCAGGGAGGTTTTCAAGGCCGCTGTGGCGGGATCCGCTGCCGCCATCCTCATCGTGCACAATCACCCGAGCGGGGACCCTTCCCCGAGCGGACAGGACCGGGAGGTAACGAACCGGCTCCGCAAGGCCGGGGAAATCCTTGGGATCCCGGTCGTTGACCATGTAATCATCGGATCGACGGGAGAATACTTCTCATTCCGAGACAAAGGAGATTGGACATGATGCTACTGACGAAGGAAATCAAGAAAAGGCTCCCGTCCCTGTACTCCACGGAGAAGGACCCGGACCCCATCATCCGGGACGAATACGCAAGGATCGACACGCTGCCGGTCGAACCCGAAACCCGCCCATGGGGAACGTCAAACGACCTTGCCAAGTCACCCCAGGGGCTCCGGGAAAAGCATATGCGCACCAAGAAGGGCGCTCCGACCATGGCCGAGAAGGAGGCCGCACAGAAATAGGCGAAACGGGGGGCGCCTGTACGGGCTCCCTGTCCGTCCGGCATGGTCCCCGGGCGCTGATGAGCCTGACCACGGAGGGAGCACCACAATGGCAACAGCGACGAAAAAGTACCATTTCACGGCGGGGGATGACCGGACCGTGGTACAGGTCTGCGGAACGGTGAAGGCGAGGACGCAGCGGGAAGCCGTCAACCTGTTCCGGAAAGCCCTGGGGGAAGTGCAGGAAGGGGTGGATATCCCGACCACCGACGAGCGGGTAGAGTACATCCGGGTCTACTTCGAGCCGAAGATCCTCACCCGCACCCACCATGATTTCATCGAGGACTGACATGGCAATCGACGCCGAGAACACCACCGGCTACACCGCCCGATGCGAGTCCTGCGACCACATTTGGGACGTTTCGGCTGCGGAAGCCGAAAAGGAAATGGATTGGCCTGAATATAATTGGATCTGCTGCCCGAAATGCGGGTCAGAACGGACTTACGCCATGACGGAGGACACCGACTGAAAGGAGAAAGAAGATGGGACTCAACCTGAAACGACCGCACCCGAACGTGAAACGGGCCGACAAAGCCGAGAAGGCGATCCGGGGAGCCTACCGGAACGACGAGAGGATCCTGACCACCGAGGATATCGTTGACATTCTCACCGACATCCGGCACCTGTGCGACCACCGAGAGCTTGACCTGTACCGAGCCCTCGAAACGTCGAACGAGCACTACCTCGCTGAAATCATGGGGAGGGAGTGACGATGATGGACGCCAGATTCGTCCTGAAATGTGCCGGGGTCGCGCTCGTCGCCTACGGGGTCCTCTACATCCTCATGTCGATCGGCGCGCTCGTACAGCGGATCCCGTGATTTCAGCAATCGGAATAGGGACCCGGAACCTGGTGCCTTCGGTCCGGGTCCCACTTCATTTTGTTGATCTTCCTCTGCTTTGTAGCCGCCGCATAATCCTTGAAGATGCCCACCATCCGTTCCTCCCGGGCTTTGGCGATCCGGAGGATGCTCGAAACCTTCTTCCGGAAGCGCCAGGACAAAACAGCGGACGCTGCCGCCACGCCTACCACCGCACCCGCTGAAAACGAAATCGCCAATCCGGTAATCCATCCCGATTCGGGGATCATGTCTTTCCCCTTTCCGTGTTGATGACATCGTGAAGGTTCGCACCCCAAGCGCGATGTTCAATCCGTCTTTCATCTTCCCATTCGACAAGCACCTGATCCGAGAAGGAGTAAATCGTCACCCCTCCACGGTCCTTCAACCAGGCGAAGTCTGCGCTCAATAACAGGGCTTTCAAGGCGAGGGCTTTGGAGGTTTCCTGTCCCACCCTGAAACGCTCCATCATCTCCCTGTGGTAGCGCACCGTGTCGCACAGGACGGAAATCAGGGAAGCGTCCGGGGCGATCTTCCGCTGTTCTTCCTCGATGAGAACCCGGATACTCCGGAGCCACTCCATCGTGGATATCTCCATCACTTCACCGGCCACCAGGTCGTGCATCAGGAAATCGGTCACGCTATTCCTCCACCTTCCCCGCGAGGCCACAGTAGCCGTGCCGAGGATCTTTTTCCGGGCCACAAGCCCATCGCCACATAGCGCACCCGGAGCTATAGCACCCCTCCATTTGCCCCGATTCCCTCGCCAGCGATAGAGGGCAAATCTTTCCCACCGCTTCCGTCTCCGTGAGCTTCACGCTCCTTCTCCTTCTTTCGGCTTCTCGATCTGAACGTGCCAATTCCCGGGCTCGTATCCGGGCTCATGGTCGCAATCCTCCGTGCAGCTCACCTTGTACCCCGGTTCACAGTCGCCGGGAAATTCGTTGTCGCACGGCGCGAGGTCGGTGATCTCGCAAGCGCACTCCCGGCGCTCCGCGACCAGGCCCGTGAAGCCGTGGCAGACGAGGTAATTCTCGATGATCTCCTTGACCGTCATGCTCCACCCCCCTCCGGTCCTCTGTTTTTTTTCTGGACATAGGTAATCGCATTCACGCAATCGTCAACGTCCCGGGCAAGGGTGTAATGATCCCCCCACCGCTCTACCTTCTCCTGGAAGGCCACTTGAGCCGCGCTTTGGTCCGAGTCTGCCTTGAGTTCGATCCACAGCGTCTCCCACCGCGGCCGGCACCTGGTCCCGACGCTCACCCTGCAATAGATATCGGCCATCCCGGGGTATCCGTACTTCACCGGGCGCTGCTTCCCGCCCTGGCCGACCGCCATGAGGGCGCCGGTGTTCATCCGGATCGGGTCCACCCCGGGCAGATAGCAAATCCGCTGCATTACCGCCTTGAGAAGATCCCCCTCCGGAGTCCCTTTCATGCGCCGAGCCGCCATCTTGTGAGCCACTTCCCGGTACTCCTTGACGTTCATTGGGCAAGCCTGGGCTCGAATTTCCCGCACCACATCTTCGAGTGCGGTAGAGGGAATTGAGTCACCACGCCGAAACTCCCCGGTACGCCGGTTGGCATCAGGAAGGGCACCGGTGGATTGCACTTGCACACCCCTTCCGTCTCGCCGCCAGGGCTCGTCAACGCCGCCCCACCCTTGGCGATCTTCACTTCCCAAAAAGCACAGATTCCACAATGCCCTGTTACCATTTCTCACCCTCCGATCGGTTTATGTTTATGGGTAGGATTCCCACAGTACCCGATCCCGTCGATATGCTTCTCGATGGGGTTGTCGCACCCCTGCACCGCGCACCCCAAGCCCATGGAATTCGGGCCCCCTCGAGGTTTCGAGCCCGACCGCGGCTTGCTCCATCGGGCTTGTACCGCCTTCCGGGCCATTTCCGATCTCTCTTTGGAGTTGAATACCCATGGCTGATGCTCCTGCCAATCGTGGATCGACAGATACCCCTCGTCCTCCGCGTCGAGCCATCCTATGTCGAGCAGCTCCGCGGCGAAGGCCCCAGGCTCCCCCTCCCACCGCGCGGCCATTTCTATGTCACCAAGGGACATTCCGATGAGCTTTCCGGTGGGCTTTGAGACGGCACAGAACGTCCATAATCGAACGAGGCACTTGAAGGCCCCGGCCCCGCACTTCTTCTCCAATTTCTGAACCTTGGGATGGTCTGGAAGTCCCAGGTTGATCCGGATGTCGCGCAACGTCAGGCTACTTTTCCATGTGATTTCTTTCGATTTCTCTTGAATTTTATGTCGCGCTTGAGGATGAGCTTGATTGCATAGCGATTCCCCGCCCGGGGCTGTGCCCCGTTCTCCCAATTCAGGACGGTTTGACGCGGGAATCCAGCGTCCATCAAGGCTTTGCGCTCTGTGGGGGAGAATAGTTTTTTCTTCATGGGAGGAAAGCCTACGACAGAAAAATCACCGTGTCAAGAATTTTCCCTTGACAGATTATTGTCGGGGCATTATCGTACCCTCCACCATGAGCAAATCACACAAAAAGAAAGGAGAGGACATGAACATCGGAGCGGCGATGGTCCGGCTTCGGATTGTTCGCCAGGAGAGGGCCCGTGAGATCAAGGGACCAAACGAGAAAGGCGGCGCGGCTGAAAAGCCGGGGATCCCCGAGATGTTGCCAGCCCGTGAAGGCCGGGAGACGCCGAGGGAGGGGAGCCGGATGGTAGGCGATCCCGCCGCCCGTGGGGCCTTGCGTGGCAATGGACGCACGGTGAGCCCGTAGGAGATACCCGGGCCCAAGGTCCCACCACCGCGCCCCGAGGCCGTCCCGTGAGCCGGATGAGAAGGGGCACCAACGAAAGGAGAGAGGGAATGACGGTCCTGATCCGGCAAGGTCGCCGCTGCTGTAACGCTCGATGCTACAACGGCAAGGTCACGACGAAATGCAAGTGCATCTGCGGAGGGAAGAACCACTCGAAGGGGATCGTCAAGGCCGTCGAGGGAATCAGGGAGAAATTCGGCATGAAAGCACGGGCGCTCTACGAGTTCGTCGGACCCCAGGAGTACCCCCCGCCGCTGAAAGCCTTCGGGGATCCCCTCGTCATCCGGGACACGGGGCACCTGGTAACGGTGAGCCTCACCAACGACGCGGAGAACGTGGTAGCGGATCTTGTCGCCAACGAGCTTCTCGCCCCGGGGAGGCGGCTTTTCTACTACGACAGCGAGGGACAGCTCGATGAGATCGTGGTCGAGAACGGGAAATTCAAGGGCTTCCAGGCGGGGCTCCCGGGGATGCTGAAATGACGCCCCCCGGAAGATGCGTAATGGTGACGCTTGAATTCGAGGACGGAAGCGAAAGGCATTACCACCGTAAATTCGACAACTATATCCTCATGGCCGAGAGTGACCAACAGGGGTTCAGGAATATCTCGATGGCGGGTGGAACCGAGCGTAATGTCGTGCTGCTGAAAATACTCGACCAGGTAATCACGAAAGAACTGATGGGCGGGAACGCGATCGGGCCGGACGCAGCGAAGGAGAAACTATGACCCGCCCTCCCCTGAAATTCGAGATCCCCCCCGGGACTAAGCCCACTCCCTGCCGGTCCTGCGCGGAGCCGATCTATTTCATCCCGCGGCCCCGGGACCCGTCGAAGAAACACCCCGTCAATTCCGACGGCACCAGCCATTTCGCAACCTGTCCGGAAGCGGAGTCATTCCGGAAAAGAAAGGAAGGAGCATGACAACCATCGACAGGAAGTTCCGGATCCTGGCCTTCAACCCCGTAAACGGAAAGGTATACACCGAGAAAAACGCGATCCTTCTGTGCGCGAAGGATTCCGCGGTCCCGGCTGCGCTTAGAGCCTACAGGGAAGCGGCGTCTATGCTTGGAGCGAACGGAGCCCACCTGAACAGCGTCGATCTTCTGATCCACCGGGTAGACGAGTACCAGCGCACGATCGAATGTCGGGTCCCGGACACGGTGGGGGAAGAAATCCCCAGGTGCATCGACGGGGTGGGAGTAGAGGAATGAAAAAGGAAAAACAGTCGCGCGCGGACGAGGCGGCTTTCCTGATTATGGAGGAGTACGGGGAGGCAACGGCGATATTCGGGGAATTCCATTCCGCGCATGAGGGCCTCGCCGTGATCCACGAGGAATTCGACGAGCTCAAAGCCGAAGTCTGGAAGAAGGCAAAAAACCGCGACCGGGAGAAGATGATAAAAGAGGCAAAACAAGTAGGCGCGATGGCCATGCGCTTTCTTGTGGATGTTGCGCTCCCGATGGAGAAGAAAACATGAGGGGAAAGGTAGCGAAGTATCTCCGGAAGAAGGCCGAGCAGCTCACCCGCGGGTGGAAGGGACGGCGCCTGGTCCGACGCAGCGACGGGTCCCTGTTCAATGCCGATTGCACCCGGGCCATGTACCTGTCCTTCAAGAAGGCGAGGAAGGCGAAGAAAGCATAATGGAGCCCGAGAAAATCACCTATCGCCTGGACGGGAAAAGCCTCATCGCAACAAGGCGTTTGGACCGGCTCAAAAACTTAGTAGAAAGGGGAGAGATCATTATGAGCGGAGACAAGCCGATGCGGGAAATGGCCCCGATGGAGCGGCTGCTGAAAGACGCGGGGCTGCTGCGGGACGCGCATTACAACGTGATCCAGCGCCTCCGGGTGATCCGGGAGAACATGACGGGGCCCATCCCGGAGAACCCCACGGACAAGGTAAAAACCGAGGGGAGCGGAGCCTTCGGGGTCCTGCAGGATCGGCTTTCCGAAATGGATGATCTTCTCGATGCCTCCCTGAACGAGATCATCCGGATCGAGAAGGCCATGGGGGTCAGCCCGGAAGTGGCGCCCCCTCCCACGGCCACGGCCCTCCGGGTCGGGAGGTAGCCCATGGGAAAAGAAACATGGAGAAACTACCGGGATGCGTCCCGGGCAGACATCGGGGGCAAACACGAAACGCCGTACCGCCCCTGCGACAATCAAATCCAGCTTGGGGCCATCCTCCGGATCGCTGACGCCGTGGAGACGCGGATCGTGGTCGCCCTCGAGAAGCTGGCAGTTCCGGTCATCACGCTCGTCCGTGATCGGGATAATTTCCAGAGGGCGAACCTGTCCATGGCCCGGAAGATCAAGAGGCTCGAGACGAAGATCCGGCTCAACGAGAAGGATAGAGGCGTACGAGGGGATATCAGAAAAGGGAGGTAGTATGCCATTTTTTAAGAAGAAGCCGGTCGTGATCGAGGCGATTCAGTTCACCGGGAATTTCGATGAAATAGAGAAGTTCGTCGGGGGAGACGCGGAGCTGCGGGATGGAAAGTTGGTCGTTGCGACCCTCGAGGGACCCCTCAATGCGTCCCTGGACGATTGGATCATCAAGGGGATCAAGGGGGAATTTTACCCCTGCAAGCCGGATATCTTCGATGCCACCTACGAGCGGGTGGGGGAGAAGATGGGATGAAAACCTACCTGGGGGATGCCGTCTACGCCGATATCGGGGCTTACGGGATCACTCTCACCACGGAGGACGGGATTTCGGCAACCAACACGATCTACCTCGAGCCGGAAGTGATCGCGTCCCTCCTGAAGTTCCTCGAGAAGCTTGGATATATCGGGAAGGGAAAGGCCGAATCTGCCACCGAATACAATACCGAGCGAGACAAATTGCGGATTGCGCTCCGTCAGATAGTTCAATGGTCTGATGCCTGTTGGACCGGGGGGTATGCCGGCGATCCAAAAACCCCGCATCCCGCTTGGGATGACGTTCAGGAGGGGAGGAAGTTGATAAAATGAACCGCGAGGAATGGCTGAAAGCTCGAATGTCGGGGATCGGCGGGTCCGAGATGGCTGCTATCCTTGGTGTCTCCCCGTGGAGCTCCCCCGCGGACGTATGGGCCCGGAAGAAGGGACTCATCCCGGAACAGGCTGATAATCTTCGGTTCACCATCGGCCGGAAGTTCGAGGGGCCCATCGCGGAAATCTACGCGGAGCAGGAGGGCGTCAAGCTCCTGAAAGTCGATGGGCTGTACCGGCATCCCACGGCGCCCCTCGTCGGGACCCCGGACCGCCTGATCGTCGGGCAGAAGAAGGGGGTCGAGATCAAGACCGCGGATCCCGCCGTCGCGCATACCTGGGGGGAGGCCGGGACGGACGAGATCCCCCTCTACTACACCACCCAGGTCGCAACGTACATGGCGCTCCTGGGCTACGACGATTGGGATGTTGCGGTCCTTTTCGGGACGAGCGATTTCAGGATCTACCGGCTGCACCGCGACATGGAGCTCGAGAACACGATCCTCGAGACGGCCCGGGCGTGGTGGGAGCGGTACATCGTCGGGAACGAGGAACCGGCGCCGGACGAATCAAACGCCTATTCGGGCTTCATCGCCAACAAGTATCCGAAGAACGTCCTCCCGATGCTCACGGCCACGGAGGAACAGACCGAGCTTCTCTCCCGGGCGTTCGAGGTAAACCTTTCCGTGAAGGAGGGGGAGAAGAAGCTTGCCCTCCTGAAAAACATCCTGAAATCGGAAATGGGCGAGAACGAGGGGCTCGAATCCCCGATAGGAAAGGCAACATGGAAGAAAACCAAGGACGGGGAGAACGTCGATTGGGAGAGCATCGCCCTCGAGCTTGCTGAAATGCTATGCCTTCCTACCGAATTCGCGGTTACAAAGAGGCTTTTCACCAAGACCGTTCCAGGCGTCCGGAAATTCAACCTGTACCCGTCGAAGGCGCTCGTAACCACAATGGAAGGGGGGGAGTGAAGTGGCAAAAGTAAACGTCGAGGACATGGATAATGGCTTTCTGTTTCGACGGGAGGCCGAGGAAGGGGATGGCAGTTTGGGATTCAGCAAGGTCATTGTGGTCGAAGGAAAGGACGAGCGAAAGCTTGGGGAAACCCTGCTTTCCCTGTTCAAGAAACCCCGGAAATCTCCGGTGAGGAAAGGAGCCGCAGCATGAAGTCAGTCGGGCAGGAAGTGGAATTGATCGAAGGGGAAGAAGGTAGCGGGACGGCGCTTGCGAAGATCGACGCAAGCTCGTTGGCCATCCTGAACCGGTCGGAGATCGAACAGCAAGTCTCAACCGCGAAGATGTACCCCCGGAGCATCAAGCGGTTTCGGGATGAGGCCATGGAGATGGTGACTCTCACCGAGAAGATCGCCGCGGAGTGCATCTACGCCGTGCCCCGGGGCGGGAAGATGATCGAGGGTCCCTCCGCGCGCTTCGGTGAGATCGTCACTTCCGCGTGGGGGAACTGCCGTGTCGGTGGTCGCGTCATCGGCGTCGATGACGAGAACGTGACCGCACAGGGGATCTTTTTCGACGTAGAGCGGAACGTGACTCGAGTGCTCGAGGTCAAGCGCCGGATCACGGACAAGCAGGGGCGCCGGTACAACGCTGACATGATCGCCACGACCGGAAACGCGGCTTCTTCGGTCGCCGCCCGTAACGCAACCCTCTCCGGGATCCCGAAGGCGTTTTGGGTGGATATGTACGATGCCGCCAGGAAAACCGCCATCGGGGATGTCCAGACCCTCTCCAACAAGAGGGCCGAAATGGTCGCCTACTTTCAGAAGATGGGCGTCCTCCCGGACATGATCTGCGCGACCCTCGAGGTCCCTGGGATCGAGGATATCGGCCTGGACGAGCTTGCACAGCTCAAGGGCATGGCATCTGCCTTGAGGGAAGGCGAGGCAACCGTCGAGCAGCTTTTCGTCATGCCCGAGAAGGAGGACAAGGCCGCGGGGAAAGGCACCGCGGGGCTCAAGGCGAAGGTGAAGGAGAAGGAGAAGGAGAAGGAGAAGGAGAAGGAGGAAAAGAAGGCGGCTGCAGCTCACAACGAGAAGGCGAAGGAGAGCCCCGCAGGAGAGCCGTTCCCTGCCGGGGAAAAGAAGCCGGAAACGCCCGAAACCCCCAAAACCCCGGATAAGGCCCCCGAGGCCGCGAAAACGGGGGCCCAGGAGGCCGCAGGATCGACGAAAGAGAACGGAGCCGGGGGAGAGTCCGGCATGGTTTCCGCGATCGCTGCCATCCTCCGCGGAGCAAAGAACACCACCGAGCTCGACAACGCATGGCGCCGGGAAGTCGAGGGCGGGAACCTTGAGAAGATCGACAAGAAGAAGCTTGCGTACGTCTACCAGGAAGTCAACGTGAAGCTGCGTAACGGCTGATGCTCTGCCCGTACTGCTTCGACACGTTCGAGGAAAAGGACAGGGCTCCCTCTCTCACCGGGGGGGAGCCCTGCGTCCCTGCACATTGCTCCAAGGCTGGCTGTTTCCTCGAGTGCCCCGAGTGCGCGGATTGGCTCGAGGCGATCTCTACGGGCGGGATCTACGCGGAGAAACTGCAGGAGGCGAAGGCGGCGCCTGTGAAAAACAAATGGGAGTGGATCCTGTCTCCCGATGATATGACCCTTGGGGAATTGAAGGGTATCGAACGGAACAGAACAGCCGAAAAGAAAAAATACAAAGACCGGTGGGATCTATCGAAAGAGAACAGGGAGAATTGGGACAGGAATTCCGCATCGGCCGCGCGGGGGGAGCTGTCCATGGCGAGAAGGCTCAAGCTTCCATGGAAGGGAGAGCTTGCCGAAACGGAGAAGGGGGAAAAAATACAGCCGGATCTAAGTAATTTTTACGAGGTTCGTACGGTTCGCAAGGCTAACGGGATGCTCAAGGTGAGCAAGTATGACAAGCACCATCTTCCGTTCATCCTGGTATTCGACCAAGCCCCACGATTTACAGCCCTTGGATGGATGTACGGGAAGGAGGTAGCAAAACCTGAAAACCTGAAAGCCCCAAATCCGAATCAGCCGGAAGCCTATTTCGAGGTTCAAGAGAATCTGCACCCAATGGACAAGCTGCCGCCGATCCCCGACAAGATTCCCTCGAAACCCCCCGCTTCTGTCAGGGCGACCGAAGCCCCGAAGCCGGCCCCCGCCCAAGGAGATATACCATGGTGATCGCGCCCAGGTGGAGGATCGGAGAAGCCCACAAGAATAACTGCTGTGCGCTTCACGGGTGCAAATGGTCCGAGAAGGATTGCCCCGTGGTCGCCGGCACGGTGCGCCCCGGGCCGTGTCCGATCTGCTTGGGGGTAGACGATGATCGGCCCACGACGGACGCCTACATGGCCGCTTGCAGGGCCCTTTGGAAACACCGGGAGGGAGAGGAAAAGCTGGCCGCGGCGAACAAGGCTCTCGCCACAAAGAACAAGGAGCTCCGGGACACGATTCGCCTACTCAGGAAACGCGCCGCCGCCGATCGACGGAAGCAGACGAAACACTTCTAA